ATATTTATTGGTAGATAGACAAACTGGAGATGTATTTGTTGCTAAAGAAACTGGAGAATGGGAGTTAGTTCGTGGGGGGCCACACAGACATGTATGATGATGATGCTTTTGAATGGGAAACAGTTAGAATAGATCAATCTCGTCCGCCACTGAGATGGATTGCAAATTTTTTAGGTAATCTTGCATCATCTGCTATTCTTCGTATATCTTATGCTGAAGAAGAAGGTAAAGAAAATTTTGCATATAAAAGAGATCTATTTATTTGGGATAAATGTTGGCCTATTTATGATAAATATGGAACTATATATAAAATGAAATTTGATGGAGAAGAACTATGATACAAGATTTTATAAATGGACTTGAAGATCCAGACGGTAAGTTAAATGGTTTTGGCATGAAAATACTAATCATAAACCTAATACTTAATGACTATAAAGAATGTCCAAATGTAGTTGAAACAGACAACAAGATGTTTTGTACTACTTGGTATAGACATGATGATTGTGTAAGAATAATGAATATTCTATATAAGATTACTAAAGATGATTTGTATACCCTGCCAGAAATGAGGTCTTCGGCTAAAGAGGCTCTTAATGAAATGCTTGCTGATCCAGATACCGCAGAAATATTGCAAAGGCTTGAAGACAATGGTATTTGACAATAAATAATATTTTGTTTATAATTTATAGATGAATCAAATAGAAAGGCATTATCATTAAAAAAATAATATCTGCTGTTTTTGCCATTTCTTTATTTTCTATTTCACCATCATATTCTGTCGAGTTTGGACAAGATGCAACGGGTGATCCAAATGCTGTAAAAGTGGCAGGAGCATCTGGGTTTCTATATTCAGAGAGAATTGTTTTAACTGCTGCACATGTAATTGAAACTTCTGGCGGTATTTCCTATTGGGAGCGTCAAGGTATTATTTATGAACCAGGAATCAGTAATACTGAAGGTCAAAAAAGATATAGGGTCAAACAAGTAATCATTCCAAAAACATATGTTGCTTATGCTGGACATCCTTTCAATATTCAGCCAATTGATGACTTTGCAATTCTTATATTAAGTGAAGATATTCCATTGACAAAAAAAGTTATGATAGCGACAGAAGATCAAATGCAAAGATTTGTAAAAGAAAAATCAAAAGTTGAGTTGGTTGGTTATGGTTTTCAAAATGGCAATCAAAGAAACAATAGTTGGCAACAAAATATGAATAAATCACCACATAAATTAGTTAGTAGCCTATCTTCGCCAGAAATGGTATCTCAATTTTATAAAAGATATCCAGACGGCCTACCTTCTTGGTGGAGTATTAAAGATGGAGTTTATGGAGTAGTTCAAAATCGTACCGAAACTGGTGGCTCTATTTGCGACGGTGATTCAGGCGCTGGATTTTTTGTTGAAGAAAAAAATATTCGTTATTATTTTGGTTATGCTGGTACAGGATTAATATATAATTCTTGTCCACCGCCCGTAAAACCATTTCGTGCTCCTTCAATGAGTTGGATTACACCTGCCTATAAATTTTTGGATCTAATAAAAACTGCTGAAGATATTGTGGATGAGGATAAAAAAAGAGAGTTTTATGAAATAGAAAAAGAGCGTATTGCTGAGGAATTAAAAGCCAGGCAAGAAGCCGAACTTAAGGCTAAAATAAATGAAGAAGAAAGATTAAAGATTGAGGCTATTTCTGCTGAAATTATTAAAAATAATCAAAGCCTCGCAAGGAAGTTATACGCTGGAAAACCTTGTAGTAAAATAAGATCAACTAAGGTTGTTTATAATATTAAATTTACATGTATAAAAAAGAATAATAAGTTAGTATGGAATCAGGGTATTTGACAATCTACCCTGCCCTGTTCTATAATTAGTATACAACCTAAACAGAAAGGCTTTAAAAATGGTAGATTTTCTAGCATTGCTTACTTTTGGATTATTGGTAACATCAATAATCCTTACTTTTAAAAAACATACAAACAGATCAGTATTTTGGATTGCTACGTTAGTAGCAATTGTTGGTTTCGGCTGGATTGCTCCAGATACAAACGAAGAAAAATCTTTAAATAAAAATAATACAGAAAAATCAGTTATCAAAGAAAATAAAAATGTTAATACAGCAACACAATCTCCTATTAATATTTTGAAAAAAAATATTGAAGAATCAATTGACAGGAAAATTAAAATTGAAAAATCTTTAGATGAGTCATGTATCATGATTCGTTTTCCAATGAATGATTCCCAATGGTCAGTCAATGATATTGTTAGAAGGGGTCAAAAAGATATCTTGCTTATACTTTCAGAATATAAAAGTATGCCATTAAATAACAACTCTGCTGTATGCATTACTGGAACATTAGCATCTATAGATAGTTATGGTAGAGAAAATAAAGATTCAGCAGCCATGATGGTATCGGTTGAATACGCAACACTACAAAAAATGAATTTTAAAAATTTGCAATTCAAACCACACCTATTAGATAATTATGATTTATATGGATATACTCTCATGAGTTGGGTAAAATAATAAATAGGTTTAAGGAGCAGTAGCCAAGTTGGTCAAGGCCCCGAACTCATAATTCGGTTATCGTAGGTTCAAGTCCTACCTGCTCTACTTTGCCCTTGTAGCCCAGTGGTAGAGGCACACGACTTAAAATCGTGCAAGCGTTGGTTCGAATCCAACCAGGGGTACGATATAATAGTAAAGGAGGCATAATGGATAACAAACAATATTTAAATTTTATTAGACAAAAAAATAAAGAAATAATGTCTAAATGTCATTATTGTGATGGATTTGCTATAAATATAGAGGCAGATGGTTATGCTATTAGGCCTGTATGTAAAAATCATGATACTATGTCTCTAAGCGAAATAGAAAAGGACATAGAATGATTATTCAAATTATTGGTTTACCTGGATCTGGTAAGACTGCACTGGCGACGGCACTTAAAGAACGAATTAATGCTATTCATTTAAATGCAGATGAAGTTAGGGCTACTGTTAATTCTGATCTTGGCTTTACCCTCGAAGATCGTATAGAGCAAGCACGTCGCATGGGCGAGATGGCAAGGTTAATAGCCAAACAAGATGTAGCACCAGTTATTGTAGATTTTGTGTGTCCTACAAAAGAAACCAGAGAAGCCTTTGGAAAGCCAGATATTTTAATTTGGATGAATACCATTGAAGAAGGTAGATTTGAAGATACAAATAAAATGTTTCAAGAACCAGAATCATACGACATAATGTTTTTAAATCATGACAAAGATTCAAATGAAAAGGCTACTGAAATTATTAAGTATCACAAGTTACACGATTGGTCTGCACCTACAACACTAATGCTTGGAAGATATCAGCCGTGGCATGAAGGACATCATGCTCTATATGTTGAGGCAGGTAAGAGAACAGAACAAGTGCTACTTGGAGTTCGTAATACATACAAGACTAGTGAAAAAGATCCGCTTAAGTTTGATCAGGTAAAAGAATATATTGCTAAAGATGAATTTATGAATGGATCAATGGTATTAAGATTACCAAACATTACCAATATTGTTTATGGTAGAGATGTTGGATATAAGATTGAACAAATTGATTTGGGGGCAGACATTCATGCTATATCGGCTACGCAAAAGCGTAAAGAAATGGGCATCTAAGATATTAGATAAAATAGGCAATGATAAAATAGAATGGCCTTCATGAAAGTAACTAAGGCGAGATCATTTGTTAAGGCATTAAGTTATCGCATATGGGGAACTCTTTCTTCATTTATTGTTGCCTATGTACTAACAGGAAATGCTACACTTTCTGGTGCAATTGCATTTTGGGAAACGGTAGTTAAGATATTTATCTACTACGCACATGAACGTGGTTGGAATTATATACAATGGGGAAGAAAATAGTATACCCTCGTAACTCAGGGGATAGAGTAGCGGACTTCTAATCCGTTTGTCGTTGGTTCAAATCCAATCGAGGGTGCTACAATAGAATAGTTGGTCCGTTAGTTCAGTTGGTTAGAACGCTACCCTGTCACGGTAGAGGTCGTGAGTTCAAGTCTCATACGGATCGCACATGCTATAATTATTATGTGAACTATGAAAATTTTGTTAAACTTGCTAGTAAAAATATTTTAGATATTTATAATTATAGTACAGAAAATTCATATTTATTAAAAAATTTTACAGACAGTAATCAACTTGGAGTTAATATTCCAAACAAAAATAATCCATATTTTGAAAGAAACAAACAAAATACATCGCATATACAAGTCATCGATCCAGATAATTATTATTATATAAATGAGTTAGGACTTCGTGGAAAAATAAACTATGAGTCAGATGTTTTGACTGCGGGATGCGCTATAACTTTTGGATTAGGGATACCAGAAGAAGGAACCTGGCCACAACTTTTAAGTAAAAAAATAAATAGAGATGTAATAAACTTAGGTAATCCTGGATTTACAATTAGAAAAACTTGTGATTTAGTAATTAGGTATTCATCAAAGTATAAAATTCCTAAAACTATATTTGTTTTATTTCCAAATTTATTTAGAACTATGTTGGTGGAAGATGTAGATTTTTATGCAACAACAAAAAATATGTATCCCAACAAACAACGCAAAACATGGAAACAAGAAGGATTTGATGCTGGAATTTTGTTTAATAAACAAAATAATTTTATATCTTTTAAACACACAAATAAGCCAGGATACTTTGAATCAAAAAATAGAGATGTTAATTATATGGAAAATGTTTTATCCCCTCATCAACTAATAATAGATGCTGTCGACGCTATATCAACATTAGAGTCTTTTTGCTCTTCTCATAACATAGATCTTTATTGGTCAATATGGCATACACCAAGTGCTCTTCTAATGGATCATTTATTAAAAGTGCCAAATTTTAAACTAAAGAGATATTTTAGATTTGCCGATGATAACTTTAATAGTTATTTTGGAAAAGATGGCAAAATATCAAATAAATTTTGTAATTTAGATCATAATTCTGAATTTATAAATCATCCGTTTTGGAAACAAGGTAGTGATAAATGTATTGATATTAATGATAATATACTAGAAAAATGGATTAGTTCTCCAGGAATTCATTTTCATCACCACGTAGCAGAATTATTTAATGAGGTATATAATTAAAAAATTGGTCTGTAGTTCAGTTGGTAGAACACTCGACTGTTAATCGAGATGTCGCAGGATCGAGACCTGCCAGACCAGCAATTTTTACAAAATTAAGCAATGATATAATAGTTCAATGGACTTGTCATATAAAAATCTTTTAGATGTTTATGAGTATCACGAAAATAATTTTTATTTATATAAACATTTTATGGATACTAATAGAATTGGAAGTAATGTAATTAATTCAGAAGATCCATATAAAGTTAGACATAAGGGCAATGTCTCTGGCATACATTTAGTAGATAAAGAAAATAGTTATCACATAAATGAATTGGCACTTCGTGGAAAAATAAACTATGAGTCAGAAATACTTGGGGCAGGATGTTCTTTTACTTTTGGAATGGGTGTTCCAGAAGAAGGTATCTGGACGCAAATTTTAGGTAAAAAAATAAATAAAGATATCATAAATTTATCAAGCCCTGGATGGTCAACAAAAAAGATTTGTGATCAAATAATTATATTTTGTGCAAAATATAAAATGCCTAAAACTATTTTTGCTTTATTCCCAGGGTTTTTCAGAGGAATGATGGTTGAAGATATAGATTTTTATTCTACAACAAAAAATATGAACCCGAAGGAACAACATAAAATACCTGGATCAAACATTCCTTTATTGATGCAACAGTCTTTTGATCCAATGATTTATTCTGATAAAAGAAATAACTTTATTGCTTTTGAACATATCAAAAAATCAGATTATTTTGAACCTAAACATGAAAATATAACATATATGGAAAATGTTTTATCACCTCATCAATTAATATTGGATGCCGTTGACTCAATATATTTATTAGAATACTTTTGCAAATCACATAATATAGATTTGCAATGGTCAACATGGCATAAACCAACAACTTTGTTAATGAAAAATTTGTTAAAAATACCTAATTTTAAATTAAAAAAATATATTGAATTTTCTGATGATAATGATAACTATCTTTTGGAAAATATAAACAACTTTCCTCACAAGTCATGTAGCATTGGGCATAGTTCCAGCCTTATAAAACATCCTTGCTGGAATAAAGGATCTGATCATATTATTGACATTAACGACAATAAGTTACCTGGATGGCCTGGTCATCCAGGAATTCACTATCAAATACATCTTGCAGAATTTTTTTATAAAATATATGAGGATAATATATGAGCAATGTAAATATGACAAATAATTCTTTTGATGTTCACCCAAGAGATTTATCAAGTGGGGGTATACATATTGCTACATCTCCAAGAACTGGTTCGACATATCTTTGGTGGCTATTACATACATCTTTTGGAAGCAATGTTTATAAAACTCATATTTTAAATGAGTCTCCAGAAAATTCTGTCTCCAATCTTCCTAGAAGATATTATTGGAAAATGGGTAGAATATTTTTTAAAGAAGAGGATTATATAATTAATGTATTGCGGGATCCAATTGATACTATTTGCTCTATGCTTATTCAGGAATACGTTTACCTGGAAGAAGATATTGATTTAGAAAAATATATCAATGATAATGTTGCTAATAGGATAGAAGGTTATAATTTTTTTCACAGCAATGTGCCAAAGTTATGCGATCTTATACTTAACTATGAAGATATAAATTTACATAAACATGAAATAGTAAATCATGTAAGTGAAGCAACTGGAAGAAAAATTATTAATACAGAGTATAAGGATTTTATTAAAGATGATAAAAATAGCCACTTTTTAAAATCTGCTAAAATTTTTGACCAATATGATTTTGCTAAAGAGCAAGTTTCTAAAGGAAACTTTATTGCATCCTATAGTATATATAATAAATTAATTAAAGAATGTAAGAAGTTTTAATACTTATATGAGTAAAGAAATATGCCTAATTACTTATCCCAGGTGTGGATCTACATATTTATTTAATATTTTTAGTGAAAGTTTTAAAAAAAATATTTTTAGAAGTCATTTATATACTGAAGCACAATACAAACATTATGAAAAAAATAATTATATAGTTACATTATTAAGAAATCCACTAGATGCAATTTCATCAATAGTTTCATTGGAAGCATTTTATTTTAGCAATGAAAATAATTTTGAAAAGATAATTGATTTTACTATTAAAGATAGAATTAAAAATTATGAAACTTTTTTTAGTATAGTTCCAAAATTTTCTAATTTAATATTAAACTATGAAGATATAAATTTATATAAAAATAATATTGTTGAATATGTTAGTAGTAAAAGTGGTAATAAAATTATTAACTATGACTACAATTGTTTTATTGAGGATAACTCAGAAGCAAAATTTTTAAAATCTTCTCAAAATTATGATAAGTATGAATATATAAAACAAAAAGTATTTGATAGTAATTTAACTAAATGTTTTAATATCTATAATAACATAATAACAGAATGTAAAATTTTTAAATAATTTAAATATTATTTATTTTTCTTGTTATATTCGCCGTATTTACCAAGAACTGCTTTAATTGTTCCATCCTTGCGAAGACGAACAACATTACCATCTTTGATCTGTATAGGATTAAATTTACGAGAAGGTTTATATTGTCCAGATGACATTACCACTACCACGCTTTCTACTCTGTTTTTGAATTGAGTTAAAGGTATCAGCAAATAATGCCTTATCTTTTTCTGCATTAACTATACGACGTGACCACGAATATCCAGCATCTCCGCCCCATGCAAGCCACATGATATAGCCATTTGATGGATTAGATTGGTTTGCCCAATCTTTACCTTTCTTGTCTACTTCGTGACGTGAGAAGTAAGAGTACATCCTTTTAACAGTACTAAGAGATAAAGTTTCTCCTCTTGCTAACTGCCCTGCACGAGTCCAGCCTACTGATGTTCCAGCACCCTTTGCTTTACCCTGCTCTTTAAATCTAATTGCTTTACGTGCTGCTGCACGAGCACCTGCTGGTGGAGAATATCCCTCAGCCTTTGATACTGAATCTGTTTCATAAACCACTGTATCGTCATCTTCCCAAAGATCGTCTGCCTTTTCTGCAGGAACACAATTGGGAACCATACGTCCACCATCTCCAGGTTTCATGCCACGCTGTACATATCCATCCCAGCATGGGGCTTTCTTATTTACATTAGCACAACAATCTGATTTCATTTCTCCAGATTGACATTGTGGACACTGATCACATGTAACATCTAATTCTTTACACATAGGGCAACCACAGCCTTCGTATGCTTTTTTAACATCATCTTCTTCATCGTCTTCTTCTTCATCTTCATGCATTGATTTATCCATACCCTCATTTGCTTCAAGTGAAGGCATAACCATAACCTCAGACGCTTTGTGCCCTACAAAATACTCAGTCTCTTCAAGACCGCCTTCTTCCATTTCAAATAATTGTATTAATATTGCTGGCTCTTCTGGAGATGCAGGAAGTGCATATTCTGATCCAGGCATACCAAGCATTCCTTCTGTCATTACATGAACAACTCTACCGACATGAATTTCATCTTCATACCCTGCCATAACCATGTCGCCTTCTTTGACCATTGCTTTGCCTATATTGCCCTCAGAGCGGTTTATAGCGTAGATCTGTGCTGCAGCCTCAGAACGAGTCTTATGGCAGCCCATAACCTCTCCTGTGTCCTTTAAAGCGGGGTATCCAGAACAACCATTGGACCCTTTAGCACCTATACGATACGGCATAGAAATAGTATATCATATCTTATGATAGAATTAGAATATGGAAGAAAATTTAACACCAGAACAGCAGGCTGAGGTCCTAGTTCATAAAATAATGCAGGCAACAAAAGATAGGATAGTTTCTATTCTTCAGCCTCAGTTTGATAAAATATCAGATGGACATCTTCATTTTGATAAAGGTCTTGCTGATGCAATTATCACTGATATTAAAAACGCATAATAAAAGAGCAGTTTCTCCACATGCTCAGGTGGGCGTTGGCAGCGATACCATACGCTATATATCTATTATATCACTTACTTGATTTTGATAGTTTTTGGTTTCTTTTCTTCGGGGATGTTTCTTTCCACAAAGATGCTAAGAATACCGTCTGCCATTTCAGCACGATCAACCTCCATATACTCTCCAAGAGCAAAGGTGCGTGTGAACTTTCTGGTTGCGATACCCTTATGCAAGACATTTGTTTCGTCTTCCTCGGTTTTCTCACCCTTGATAATTAAACTTCCATTATCCACAGAAACCTCTACCTCATCCTTGCTAAAACCAGCAAGCGCTAAAGATAGTTTGTAAGTGTCCTCATCAAGTTTTACCACATCATATGGTGGATAAGATTGACGAGTTGCCTCACGATGGATATTTGAAAGACGGTCCAACTCCCTGTTGAAACCAATAAAAAATGGATCTTTAAATAGATCCAATGCAAATGAACTTACCATTATTTCCTCCTTGTTAAGCGAGTTCAATTTATACCCCCCTTTGGGCAGGTACAGTATATTAAACGTAATGGGGCACGGAATTATTCCCGATACCCCATTATGATTTTAATTTATAGATGATCGGCTGGAGTTCCGCCACCAGAAGATTTCTTTGGTGACTTCTTTACTGCCTTCTTTTTTGGAGCAGCCTTTTCAGATAACTTCTTAAGTTCTGAATCAACTACGTTTGCAATCAAGCCGAATGCTGGATCTTTTGGATTAACTGCTCTTAATGCAGGTCCTGCTACTGCAATTACTCCTGCAAGCAATAAACCTTGCAATGTAACTCCATCGCCTTGTGCAACATATGTTGCTGCTGCAACTGCAAATGATCTTCCATAAGAAGATAGCATTGCTTGTTGTGACTTTTTAAGTTTCATTTTTTCCTCCTAGGATATGAACCTTGTTATGGCATCGTAACCTAGCCATAATCCAATTATACCAGCAACTCCAGCAAACACTGGCGGGGCTGGAACTGGTAGTTTAAATGCAGCAAAAATAACACCGCACCCAAATCCTGTTAGTACTGAAAATATAATTTCTTTCATCATTCTTTCTCCCTTATCTTATCAAGTGGTGTTGGCAATGTTATCAAAGTTCCACAGTCTCGGCAGGTACCGTCCAAAAAATATAAACCAATTTCATAATCTATTGGATCAAACTGAACCACTGCATTAAAAAAAACACACCCACAATTTGGACAAGAACAGGTTGGAATTCCTCTTGCATTAATCATTTGGGATATCTTCTGGATATATTTTTTGTAATTTATCAAAAGCATTTTTTATTTTTTTAATAGAATCTTCATTAGGATTAATTAACTCATTTTCAATTTCTGATTTAAAAACTAAAAGAGAATCATGAACATCTTCTATATATTTATAGGCAATATCACGAGTTTCATTTAGAAAAGAAACTAAATGTTCACGTTCTGGCATATTATTTTGATTAAATCTATTTTCAATAAATTCAACATCTCTTATTGTTTGTTCCATCGCCAGTAATAGTTGTATGTTTTTATTTTTTAATCTAATAACTTCTACAGATAATACAAAAATAATTAATACAAAAAATAAAAATAATATAAAATCAAACATTTCTCTCCTCGTGTGTTATCCAATAATATTTGCAGGTAGAACAGCATGGTTGGTTATATATACTATGTTTAGCATAGCCAAACTTTGCATAGTACATAGGATCTTTATCAAATAAACTTGCCTTATGTGTAGTAATTACACGCATAAGTTTTATTGTGTCATCCCAAAACGATGGTTTATTGCTGCCCCATTGATCCCAACATTGATCTTTAAGTCTACTAAGATTGGCCTCATTATTTTCTGTACGAATACCTCGATTACGAGCCTCACGAATCATAGCCTGAACATACTGCCATAGTCCACGCTCATAGCCTTTCCACATAAGAACTGCTGGATGATTACGCCAGCCACCAGTGGGTGACTTACCAGATAGTACATTTAGAATTTGATAACACTCAAGTATTTGTTTATTTAAACGCTTACTATCAAGCCAACGGGCAGTAGTTACTGGATTTGCTGACGGAAGAAATGTTTGCACTATTTATTTACCTTTCCAAAAAAAGTAGAACCAGCAAATTGAAACTTCGTAGGAAAAGTATATCGCAATCCATCTGAAACTTCAAGAACCCCATGCAGATAATTTTCATTTCCAGGGAACATGATTAAACTATTAGATTTTGGCTTAATTGTCATATTATGATCTGGAAAAGTTATTTCTCCACCACTATAGTCATCATTTATATAATATAAAACTACAATATGATTTCCTTTTTGAAAATCAGTATCTATATGTGGTCGCATACCATAACCCTTGTTCCATTTAATTAAGTTATGAGCACTTACATAGGAGTTGTCTACTTCTATATCATAATGATTTATACACTTTAATTTAGCAATTTCAAATATTTTTCTTAATATTTGAACGATTTCTTCTGGAATTAATTCCATATTAAGAATTTCAGTTCCCCATGGCTCTCCAACCCAAAGGCTTTTATCAGAATTAATTGTAAAATCAAAAAGTTTTTTATGATCCTCCGTAGATAAAACATCTTCTACACTATATATATTTTTTGCTGAATTTCCTATTTTAGCAACATTGCTTAAATATATATCATCTTTTTCTAAATTAATATTTTCATAATTCATTATGCTACACCTTCCTATTGATTACTGCTGGTCCTAAAAATGTAGAGCCAGCAAACTCAAACCTCATAGGAAAAGTATACCTGAACCCTTTCAAAATTTCAAGCACTCCATGAACATAGTTTTCATTTCCAGGAAACATAATTAAACTATTTGATTTAGGCTTAATGTTTATGTTATAATCTGGAAAAACTATTTCTCCGCCCTCGTAATCATCATTAATGTAATATATACATACAATATGTTGATGATTATGATAGTCTGTGTCTATATGAGGATTCATTTTGCTACCTTTACTCCATTTTAGCAAACCGTACTCACCTCTAAAAACATCATTTATTTCTATATCGTAATGATTTTTACATTTTAAATGAGCAACTTCAAATATTTTTTTTAAAAGTTCAAGGTTATTATTTGGAATTGATTCTCTGCCAATTCTTTCGGTGCTCCACGGCTCTTTAACCCAAAAACCTTGATCAGAATTATTTATAAAATCAGACAATTCTTTATGCTCTTTATCAGATAAAACATTATCCACAACGTATACATTTTTTGCAGAACGTCCTAGTTTGGCGACATTTTTTAAATAAATTTCATCTTTTTCTAAATTAATATTTTGATTTGAAACGTTATTGTCCATTATTCTACTCCTCCTTCTCTAACTAAAAGAACAATGGCACCATTGTCCTCAAGAGCCTTTTTTACTCTTATCATATATTCTACCGCACGTCTTTTATCATTTTCAAGTAATGACATAAAAGATTTTTCTGAAGCACGAACGGTAATGAAACTATCATTATCTATTAGTTCTAACTTAAATCCTTTTGGAGCAAAATGATCCAATGACCTAAATGCCCTCTTCATATTATCCGTATACATTATTCAAATGACATTTTCTGCCAAATAGATCCCCAAATATCTTTTGTTTTGTGACTATTAAATTCTTTTGATATGCTTCCAGATTCTAGATAAATGCCTCCCCAAACCCCCCACTCTTTACTAGAAACTCCTACTGCAAAACAGGTTTTTGCTACAGGACATTCAAGGCATAGTTTATCTACAGCAGGCCTTAAGGCTTCATCCTCTTCATATTTATCAAAAAATATGTTTGTGTCATATTCGATACAAGATGCATTGTCTTTCCATTTAAGTTTATGCATGGCCTAATATAAACTTTTCTGGAATGTCCCATCCATCTCTATTAGGCTCAAATCTTTTAGTAATATACCAAGCATTATTTATATACATACCATATTGAGATGTCTTTGCTTTATCTGATTTTTGTTTACTAACTACAGTCCATCCATCCCAAAATAATGAACTATTTTTTGTAACAATTTCTTCCATTTGCTTTAATGACTTTATTTTCATTTTTCTCCTAGTATTTAAATATTCCAACTTCAACATTATTTAATTCTGCTTCTGCAACCAATTTTGAGTTACCCTCTTTAGGCTTTGATAAAAACATAAAATAATTAATATCTTTCATATTTTCAGATAGCCAGGATGGGGCAACTTTATACATTTTAATTTTTTTCCCACGGGACTTCATTCCTTTTTCTGAAACATTAACAAATTCCATAACCATAGAATTTACTTTTGCTGGTCCAGCAGTATAGATATATAAATACCCGTCGTCTGCAGACATGCCAGATAGGGCTACGCCTATGGCACGAAGGAAAACTTGGTAGTCATCAAAACTACTAGTTCCCTGAACCCCCACGATCATAAAAAGCCTCTTCCCTTAATTTATCAATGATAAACATCATTTTATCTAATTGTACACTATTCATATTCATTGTGTCAACTGTTCTTGTCGTATCTTTATTAACGTTTCCATCAATTGACATGTCTGCGGTATAGAATAAATTATCTTTAATCCAGTACGCCTGATTATCCATTATTATTACCTTAATATTAGTTTTTGCATCATGGACTTTTGATTGAGTTTTTTTAATATTATTTTTTATTGGCTCTGAAGAAAGATAAATTAAATTATGAATATGACTTTGACTAGGTTTTAAATGCCTCAAAGAAATTTCATAAAAAATATTATACTTTCTTTGTAAATAAGATATTAAATACAAAAAAACAAAGGCAGATAAAAATCCTACAATATATTCCATAATGACACCAGGATAATTATACTACTCTGTTAAAAGATTTCTTTTAATTTCTTTTAAAGTGTAAAGTTCATCATCATTTAATAAACTCATAAAGTCAGGAATAAATGCTTTTTCAGTTAAAGTAACAATTGGATTAGGATCTGTGATATTCATAGATACCATTCCTAATTCCCACAACCTCATTATATGGCTGTTAAACATATTATTAACTAAACCATGCAACTGTGGGTCTACACTCTTAAGTTTATCTGTAAACTTATATAACACTTCCCCAGTTTCCGAATCAATTCCTTCAGGCTCAAGAGCACCCAATAAAATTAATTCATCAATTCTTTTACTTTCTTCCATTTTTTGACTTTTCTCTCTGCTGGGCAAGAGCAGCAAAATCTTTAACCTTGGTCTCTCCAAGATATCCCCACGCATATCCATCTTCAATCATATGATCGTTTACAGAAATAGTATCTCCGTCAACGTAAAGCCAGCCTAAAATGCGACCATACTTTTCAGAAGAGTCTGGTTTTTCTGTTTTTATGACTATAAGTTTTGCATCCTTTAACTTAGATTTCAAGTATTCTTTTGCTTCAAGTCCAAGGCTTTTTTCAAATTTATCTGTGGTACGTGATTCTGGAGTGTCAATACCAGCAAGGCGTACTCGCTGGGCGTAGGACACATTGAAGCCAAGGTCAATGTCCACATCAATAGTGTCTCCATCTACTACCCCCGTTACCTTTTTTACTCTATATTCGTACATTAGTTTTCGCTCCCTACTAATCTGTTTTCTACAAGCCGTTCTCTTTCGTCAATAACTTCTAATGCAAACTTCATCATATTGTCATATCCAATTGCGTTGTCCATTGCCTTATTGTAATGGTGCCCGCAAAACAGAAGGGAAGAACCACTTTTGCCTATAACCTTTACATATGCCTGAGCATAGCAGCGATCACAGCGATCAGTAGCATCAAGAATCCAGACCTTCTCGTTTTCCTTACCCTTAAGCATACTAAACATATTATACCTTTCTATTATTACTTTATTTAATCTCTATAGTATACCTTAAATAGGGCGATTTTGCAAGCAAAGAATTCTACACCACCGAAAGGTTTTCTGACTCTTGGGCAATAGAAATATTCATTCTATACCTTTCATCTACTATATCAAACATATCTTCATAAACTATTCCATTAGAATAATATCTATAATAATATTTTCTAAAATGAAAATTACAATAATAATTAGATTTAGTTTTGTCATAAAAAAGAATTAAATCATTATATTTTTTAAAACTATTATACTTGGGTGTTGTTTTAATAAAAGCATCAGAGTTGCAAGACAGCCCTAACTGATATATTTCTGATGGGCCATGCTTTCCAGTTACTGTCATAGAGCATTTTTTCCCTGCGGTTTCTTTTGTATTTGTAATTTTACAAAAGGTTTGTTTAATTAATTCTCTTTGATCAATTATTTTTTTTTCAATATCTTTCCATAAATTAGGGGTGCTAGATTCTGTCATATTTTTTTCATAAAAATAATGATAATCACATAAAAATCTTTTACCTCTGCTTCCTTCAAGGTATACGAATGCTGGGGCAACACAAGAGGTGTTTGCTTTAGATGGATCGTCTATTATGTGAAGTGTTTTTTCAGGAAGATACATCATTGGGTCAAATGCCTGACATAGTTGACCTTGAGGTATAGATATCATTACTTGCTTCTATTATCAGTTTTATAAAATCCAGAACCGTTAAATGTTACTCCTACATTGGAGTATACTCGAACTAAGGGCTTATTGCAAGCATCACATTGATACCCTGGATCATCTTCTGACATAGATCTAACTTTTGTATATCGCACAGCACAAGACATACAATCATATTCGTATGATGGCATTATTTCTTCTTTTGTTTAGCCTTTACCTGCCAGACTGGAAGTTTAAGTTCGTCTCCAGACCATTCGTAGCCAAGTATTTTTACTACAAATTTAATTATCTTTATTCTCATTATTTCACCTTCCTGCCAAATCTGGCCCAGACTCTTTCATGAATAAAATATCCTAATGCCTCCCAGGCAATATATACCAATGCGCCAAGAGCAGCATACTCATATTCCCACTCTCCAGTAGCAATATAAACTGCTATTGTTAAAACTCCAGCAACACCAATAAGGTGGAATGTCTCCCAACTTAATGTTTTTAATAAACTTCTTCTTGTTGACTCCATTATTCCTCCTATTTATATTATAGCACCTTACCTACAAATTGTAAAGTTGTATGTATTTTCCCATGCTTTGATATCTGCTTCATCATTTAATAATGGCTGCCCCTTTATATTTAAACTTGTATTTAGTAATACTGGCACTCCTGTCATAGCATACCAATTAGATAATACCTCATACAATCCTGGATGCTGTTTCTTATTTACCGTCTGTACTCTAGATGTTCCATCTTTATGCACAACTGAAGGTATCTTTTCTGGCTGAAGACATTTAACAGCATACTGCATATATGGTGAAGTAAAGTTCATGTCAAACCACTTACTTGCATGCTCTTCCATAATCACTGGAGCAAATGGTCTAAATAATTCTCTTTTTTTAATAAGATTAACCTTATCTTTTATTAAAGGATCTCTAGGATCAGCAAAAATTGACCTATTACCTAAAGCCCTTGGCCCATACTCTGCTCTTCCTGTTGCTACTGCTGCTACTTTGTCTTTAATTAAACTGGTAATAATTTCGGTTATTGGATACTCCCCGCCTAAATCATGCCCAAGATATGGCGTTTGCCAGTTTAAATGCTTTCCGTAAAGCGCTGCTGCTGCTCCAAGAGATGAGCCTGCGTCTCCTGGGTTTGGCATAATCCATACGTCATCAAACATTCGCCAGAGGACTGTATTGGCTGCACAGTTTAATGCACATCCTCCCATAAAAACAAGGTTGCGTTTTCCTGTAAGTTTTTGTGCCATCGACATAAAATTTACTAATCTATTCTCATATACCTTTTGTACTGCTGCAGCAATATCAAACTTATCTTGTTCTGAAATTGGCATATTCCAATCAAGAATTCCTTGATGAAAATTATATTTTTGTTTTTTTAAGTCTGGAAAATATTCATTTACTTTAAGAAAATATTTTGCCCAATCTCCATAGGCTGCCATCCCCATAAAAATATATTCTTCTTCATTGGGTTTTAGACCTACTAATTGCGTAAATGCGGAATAAAAAAGACCAAAACTAAATGGATAATTTTTTTTATGAACCGATGTGATCTTTGATCCTTCTCCTATCCAGATACTTGATGTATTATATTCTCCAATTGCATCTAAAACTACTATTACAGCATCATTAAATTTACTAGTATAGTAACCCGCACAAGCGTGTGAATAGTGATGACTAAAATATTTAACTGGAAGATTCATTGGAATATTTGGTTTCCAATCTGATGCTCCTCCTCTTAAAAATATTCTAGATCTTTTTAATTGAGGGTGTTCGTAATATGCTATATGTGTTGGTTTACCATAATTAAGAACATCTTCATATATTTCCTTATTGTTATACCAATCATTTTTAATCTTGCTGTACCGTTCAGAGTGCCCAGCAAAAAGTATCTCTCCATCCTCAACTAATGATATCGAAGCATCATGGGAGGTTTCATTTATACCAAGAATTATCATTTAGTAAAAATACCTTCTATTCTTATCTGTTTTTTTTATTTTACGAATTAAAAAATAAAGTTTAACTCTTTTAATTAATTTTTTCATTTTATTCCTCTCCTGTAGAAAAAATAGGATTCCTCATATTATGATACCAGTGAGGTAAAGAATATCTAGACCCTTTAGTTATAGGATGTACCTCATGAACATATAAAAAGTTTGATGGGAAAAAGATAATGCTTCCTGCTGGTGGTTTTATCATTATGTTAGAATGTAGAAATTCTATTTCTCCCCCCTCATAATCATCATTAAGGTAACTTACAGTAGATAATATTCTACTACTTACACCGTGATCTTGATGGGCAGGAAGAAACCCACCTACTTCATATCTTAATAAATGAATACTAAATTCTCTATTTTTTATATTTTTACCACAAAATGG